CCATTGGCCGCTTTGTTGAGCAACGTTTACGCGATTCTGTAGGTATTGATATTAAGATTCAGCAACATGTGCATCGTCGCCTCGTCCGCGAATGTTCAAAGACGGGTGCGCTTGCCACAATGGATCTTAGTGCAGCATCTGACTCTATTTCGATTCCCTTGTTACGACGCATACTGCCATCGCGGTGGTATCGACTTTTGTCAAAGTGTCGTACTCGGTTGTATAGGATCGGTGAAGGACCCTCTAATGTTTTGGGCTCTCTTCAGTCATTTATGACAATGGGTGTTGGATATACCTTCCCACTGCAAACTGTTGTGTTTTACGCCATTATACAGGCAACCAAGAACTTACTCCGAGCTTCAGATCCATATGGTTACGCAGGAAAAATTTCTGTGTATGGGGATGATTGTATCTTCCCCACGACACTGTACCCTTTTGTTACACGGGTATTTGTCGACCTCGGGTTTAAGGTTAATGAGGACAAATCCTTCCATACAGGATTCTTTCGAGAATCTTGCGGTGAGGACTGTTTCAAGGGACACTCAGTACGGCCTGCTTTCTTTAAATGGGATGATGGTTGTACCACAGAAAATGTGTATCAGTTGATAAACACACTACTGAGGCGCTACCACATCTTAGAAATACCAAGGACATTTAAGTACCTAGTATCGCTCATAATGTATTATGATGGCATCGTTTTACGTGTGCCACCATCGTACCCAGAGCGGGCAGGAATCCGAGTTGAAACCCCCGAATGTTTTGCAGCCGAATCTCTCCAGCCAGAATATGGCGTTCACTATAGTCCGATTTATTTTGACTATGATCGAACAGTGAGTGTGCCGGCACAGCGGGGACAGCTTGGAAACTACAAATTCCTCGCTCTTACGCAGAGGAAACAGCGTGCTAAGATCGTCGACAGTAATGTCGGCATCTATAATCACCTGGTCGAAACCCTACATAAGCAGCATGATGATAAGTATTTTCATCATGGTGTACTTATGCCCATAAGAGATAAGTTTTCACTCAATGGGTATAACATAGGGATTCGTTTTGTAGCCGTAAGCCGTAGTGAAGAGGCCCTTCAGTCAAAATGGGCTA